TCGTCCCCAAAGACACGCACCCGCTCGCGGAACAACCTTACGGTTTTCCGACGAGAAAGCGGCGAGTCTAGCTCTCTTTCGATCCCCAAGAGAATAATGGTTAAGAAAACCATTGCCTCAAAGGGAAAGCATAGAGCTGAGCCCATCGACGCGAACTTGGCTAGGCGTAAAACACCATGGCCAGGTACGTCAGCCTTTGTCGACCGTGCTGCCTGAACAGCCCCAAGCAATTCGGGGAAGTCAGACAACATAGTGACTACATGCTGATTCGAAACACGATCGGATGCCTCACTCAAATCGAGTGTGGCTAAGTCCCCGCTGAGGGACCCGCGACGAGCCATTTCCCGATTAGGGTCCTGGTCGTCGAATCCGATAGCGCGACGGAGGAAACCATCCTCTTTAACCGCGCTTAGAATACTACGGTATAGCCCTTGCTGCGCATATTGCATCGCAGTAGGTTCTATCGCAATAATTCTAGGTGTTTTGAGCGTTTTAGGTACCGAGATGACCCTTACGGGCAACTCGGCGCCGGGCTTCGGACGGTCAAGTCCCGAATCCGTAATCTCGCGAAAGCGAAGATTCGGAATAAGGAACTCTTCAGCAGGAAAATATTGCTGAAGACGAGCGGGCCAGGTTCGCTGATTCCACTTACCATTACTGGTAAGCTTATCAGCGACAGCGCCTGGACCATGTTTTGGGATCATACGACCCCAATGGACATCTCTGTCCAGTTTAGCAAATAAATTGCCAAACAACATATCGGAAATGCGTTTAAAGTCCTCCCAATAAAGGGGGTCTATACGCGCATCTGATGCCTTGACATCCGACTCAATTTCGACGTAGTCAGACATAGCTTTACGCTCTCTTTCAGCGGAAACCACCTTTCGGTGGCCTCTACTGGGAGTGTCGAACCCGGAAATGCTTTTAGCATTAGGGAACTCCGGGAGAGCGATCTTACTAAACATCAGTGTTAACTGACGGATAGCATAGATTGCTTCTATGTCTGGCGTATCGAATAACACGCCACTACTAGGATCGAAAACACGTCCAAGGAAACCCCCAAGAAATTGGGGGAGACCATTACGACGTCCCGGCTTTTTCTTAAAGCCAGGAACGTCCGAAGGGACGACGAATCCTTGGTCAAGCCAGCTTTCGGCTGCTTTTCCAAAATTCGCCAGGGTTACGGCAAGAAACCATAACCCCTCGTTTTCGAACCGACTCTCGACATATTTTATGTCAAGAGTGGCGCTAGTACAGCATCGCACGGCCAGTTCATTTGCCGTGCTGGACCAGAGTGACGTCAGGCTTTTCATACCACCTCCTTATCAGAGATTGGTAATCCCTAGCCCTGTCGTCATGACTAATGCAGTCCTCTAGATAAAGCGGTCGTAGCGTACCGGAAACCGCGGGGTCGCCCCCACGGCGCGGTACTCCTCGATCCACCTCATCAAGAGACGGAAGTTCCCGAAATCTAGCATTTCTGCTAGGAAATCGAGAGCGCTTGCGTCCCTCGAGATCTCCGAAACGGTGACCTCGACATCGCAGAACGCGTCAAAGAGCGAAGTGCTCGAAGCGCGGTATACGAATTGTTGTAGGGTGGACTGATCCACCCCGGAATTGCGGTCATTCATTTTGACTGCCTTTCTGGGAATGGACCCAGTTGCTTTATAGAAAACTGCCCACTAGTGTTGCTCGAGCAACTTTACAAGCAGGTTTCCTGAAGCTTCTTTACAGAAGCAAGGAAATTCTGCATTGCTATATGCTCAGCGTCGTCCTGGGTTTTACCAGGACGGACCGTAACCTGCACCACAGCCCGCTCGAAAGTGGACTTTGGACAGTAGACTACGTTTACACTAGTGTAGTTCACGTCAACCTTACGGGCATCCATCAAAGGATCCCGACAAGATTGACTCACCTGCTAGTACAATGGCATTGACCATGATGATCGCAACCCCCGCAGCGACTTTCGTCGCTCGGGGCCACGGCATCGTATCAGTGCCACGCCTACCGTACGGGTTGTCAACCGTACGAGGAGGTCGTGAGATTCGTCGGGCCCTCTTCGTTTCCGAAGAAGGGTTATCCTCAGGTCTCACCGTGCTAGTAGCGCCCGTTACGCCATCCCATGGGAAGTGAGCCTTTGATTAGGACTCACCGCCCAGGAGCTTAACGATCAGGGCGTCCGAAGACGCAGCCAGCTGGGTCTTGAACCCAGTCCAGACTGCGAGTGCCTCGGCAGCCGTGTATCCTGCCGCCGGAAGGTCAAAGACGATGTAGTTACTCATCGAAACCTTGACATTCTCCGACGGCCGGAACGGGTCCGCGGTGATCTTCGAAGTGTCGATTCGCACCATCCTGCGAGTCCGCTTCCCATAGGAATGGGACGCAGACAGCTTGATGAGGCCATCCCCACTCTGGTACTCTGACTCGTCGTCTCCCACGCTAATGCGCGGAAGGGACGTAGTCACAGCCGAGATGGTGACGGTCTGCGGATCGGTGAACGACATGGGCATCACTCCTAGGAGCCCTGGTTAGGGCCCCAATTGGCGTTTTGACGCTAACGGTACATCACTTTCCGTGCTTACTAATACCAAGCGCAGAAAGTATGGACAACTGGAACGGCGTTAAGCTATTCCAGGTTAGCCCGAACCCATAGGGGTTAGCCTGCACCCGCTGCTTCGAATTAACTTCGAAAACAACGTTTGCAGGTCGGGCACCTCTGGTTTTTGCACCAGTGGGACCCGAAAAGGTATAGGTACGACGTTGAACAGTGTTCTCCATCATATACCCATACCCCATAACCAGACTGTCGGTTAGAGCGTCAGTAATGTTCGAAAGAACATCACCGACGTTTGAAAACCAATCGACAGCCCAGCTCCAGGGAGTCAAGTTCCAGACTACGTCTGGAGTCAGTGACAAACCCAGCAGCTTCTTCGCCTCGAGGGCGATACGCGCCATTTCCGAACTCCTAGAATAGGTGTCCGGAAGGTGGTACGTGAAGCCGCCGGAGAACC